CTATAAAAATTTAATCCACCTGGTACAGTTCTAACTGGTAATAAAAATCCATCATCAGGAACTAATAGTGGTGGGTCTACTTGTTTCTGTGCAGCTTTAATAGTTGTCTTTGACATTTCATTTAACATCTTGACATCTGGCAATGCTGTCATTGCAGGTGATCTTCCATAAATTTCATTTGATGCTTTTAAATATCTTGGTACAACAAAAGGAAACTCTCTAAATCCAGATACAGATAATTCATTACCATTTTTAAATTCAATATACACAGATTCAAATGGCATATTAGCTTTATCTTTTTTGTTAGGATTAAAATCTGCTCTTGGATAAACTGCGTGTAATATTTCTATTTCTTCGTATGGATCTTTTTTTGCTTTAGTTTGAACATCTGCTGACACACTTTCGCCAAACTTTTGAATTGCAGCTCTAGCAGATATTTTAAATTTTCTATAAATAGTATCTATTCTACCTTTATCATTTTCTGCAATAAACACTTCATTGATATGCCTTGTTGAAAATTTTATAATGTCATCATTATCTTCTTCAATAAACATTGCTGCTGTACCAAATGTTATAAGGTCATGGTACAATTCAAATATTTCTTGTTGAAAGTTTGATCTATTAAATGCTGTATACATTGCGTCTGTAGATGACTCTAACCAAAGTTTTGCTTCATCTTCATTATCAATTTCTTCATCTTTAAATCTTAGGGTAAACCAAGGTGTAGAAGGATTTGTAAGCATACCATGTAATGATGCTGCTAATAATTCTACTGCTTGTATTGGTGATGAATCGAAAACTTGTTCCATTCTCTTATCACCTCTAGCTCTTTGTTTAGTTACATCTGCTTTTCTTGGTTGCATATAATCTGCAACTTCTTGCCAATGCGTTTCCCAGTTTTGCCTTTGACCTTCAAGTTTTTCAAATCTGGATATTAAACTTTTAGTTAAATCTGTTTTAGCCATTATGCTCCTAATAAACTTTTCTTACCTAATGTTAAACCTTCATCTTTTGTAACACCTCTTGATGATGTTAATATTGTTTGCGATCTACCTTTTGCTTTAGTTTTTTTCTTTCTTACATAAAGTGGATCTTCTTCACTTGTAGCATTTGCTGCTTCTGATTGTGAAACTTCTGCTGTAGTTGGAGATAGAATTGTTTTTGGAACTTGTGTAACTTGATTATTACCATTACCTCCACCTTGTCTTTCTCTATTAATATCTTGATTAGTTTTGTAACCAACTTCTCTTAATTTTGCCAAGCCTTCTCCTGATCCAATTTGTTCGTCTGTCATATCTATTCTTTCTCCAGGTGGAACACTTGTATTATACTTGGATATAAATTCTTTTCTTCTTCTTGTATTGTAAGGTCTAGCTGCATCCGCTAATCCTTTTCCAACAGCTTTAATAACTCTTATAGGCATAGGTGTAAGATCTAATTTTTTTTTAGGTGGTGGTGGTTTTTGGTATCTGTTTGCAGGACCTTCTCCTCCGCCATTGCTACTTGAATTTCCACCCATGTTATTCTCCAAATGTTAAAGATGATTTAGTTTCTTTAGTATCTTTTGGTTTAGCTTTTACTTCTGGTTTTTTAACTTCGTTTTCAAAAGTTTTATCTTCATTCAATACTAAAACTTCTTCTACCTTTTTAGGTTTTGCCTTTGGTTTTTTTTTAAATATTTTTTTAATATTTTCAAACATTATGATCCTAATAAAGTTTTCTTTTCTGTTTCAGCTTCTTCTTCAACACCTAATGGTGATGTAAGGATTGTAGACTTTCTACCTTTTCTTCTTCTTTCCATAGCTCTTTGCTCTGCCGCAATTCTGTCTTTTTCTTCCTGTGATAATTCTGCTTTAGGCGGTTCTGGCAAAGGTTGAACTGGTGGTAGCGGTGGCATTTTTGGTCTGAAAAGTGATCCCATAATTATATAATCCTGTATTCATTATCTGCTACACTTTGTGGAGCAGTTTGTCTATCATTAATTTCTTGCAGTCCTACACTTAGATACCTCATGGCATCACAAGCATGGGAACTCCAATCGTGTACAGGTTTCGATCTGAACATTCTATTTTTATCAATATACTTCCTGTGGTAATGTCTTAACGCATCTATTAACTTTTTGCAATGGTCAGTATCAATCCAGCATCTAGGCAAGGTCATTGTGGTTGCGTGTATGCCATCCTCTAATGGAATTTTTGGTACGACTTTAAACCTAACTCCTAATTGGTAGGCGACCTCTCTCCTGGTTTTACCATTACTAAAATCTGTAACTTCAATGTCATGTGGTGCAAAATGATCTTTGTAAACATAATCTTTATCTTTAATAATCTGCACATAGTGCGGTAATCCTTGACCTCGTTCCTCGTGGTAATCAATAATGTTTACTGATCTACCTAATTGTTGAAAGAATATAATACTGCTATGATCTGAAACTCCAAGATCCCATGATGTTGATACTGGTAAACTTGGGTCGTATGGAACTCTTGTTAGCTGCTTTTTATCTTCCATCTTTGTAAGCACATCTGAATATACTGCACCTTCTATGTTTGCTATCCAATCACATTCAAACTCTTGCTGGAACTTCTTATCTCCCATTACCTCTTTTGCCTTGACTAGCTCTTCTTCATCTACAATTTTTGTTTCACTAGCTTTTGCCTTGTAGTTAAACCAATCATCAGCTCCTTGTGCGTGTTGGTATAGTTCATAGAAGTTGTTGTTCATTCCCATAGGTGTACCAATAAACACACAATAACCTTTTCTATCTGATAGTGCAGGTCTAATTATTTCTGGAAACAACCTACTGTTTACATTTGCGTACTCATCAATTACACAACCATCAAGGTATATACCTCTCAAGCCATCAGAGTTCTCTGAGCCAAGTAATGTAATCCTGCTGCCATTCGGCAAATCCACACGCAACTCTGTTTCGTTAAATTTTGTATAAGGTATCTTTGCTGTAAATTGTTTCATATAATCCCAAGCAATACTTTTCGCTTGTTTAAAGGTGGGTGCTATATAGGCATACCTGGGGTTCTTATTTTTGGACAGCAATGCTGACCTAATTAAGTGGTTGATCATACATACTGTTTTGCCAAACCTTCTATGACAAACTAATACATTCCATCTGTATTCTGATATTTTTTTGTGCAAGAACGCTTGATGCTTTCTAGGTGTATAGGGAATCTTAATATCCATATCTAGTGTATTTTTTTACTAGGCATACTATCTGTGGGTTCAAAGTCAAAGCCAATACAAAGCATAACATAATTAATAAATAGCTGTGATGCTAATTCATTAGGAAAACCAACAAACTTTATAATGACATCATTGCTATCTTTATCAACATAAGCAACTGATTCTACATCTTCTAACCCAAAATGATCCATATACCATATCTAGTTTATTATTGGTGGTCTGGCAATAAATGAATGTGTGTGTGGATAAGGGAGTCCTCGAGTCCCATGTATATATACATATAGTTTGGCGGTCGTTTTCTGGGGTATAAGGGGGTCAAGCAAACCAAAAAAGTAGGTTTACAGGTACAATATTACTATTGATAACTTATGATTATCAATAGTTATTCCTATAACTATTAATTATCGGAAGTAAATAGGTCAGTAATGTTGACCGATATTTTATGTGAAGATCAGCAGCAACGCTTAATATTAGAATAGCAACTTCAACTACAATTATATTCCAGGTCCTTTATTCCAGGATCGCACAAAAAAAACCCCCAATAAAATTAATTATCAGGGGTTTAATTGTTTATTATTATTAATTATTCAAATAATAAATCAAATGATCTATTAATATATTTACCTACTTTTTTATTATCATAGGTTGTTAATAATAATTTATCATTTGTTTCATCTAATTCTTTTTTATCTTTAGATAAACCAATTTTATATACTTCATAATATATATAACCTTCATTATCAATTAGATCATATATTTTATATCCTTCACCTTTAGCATTACTAGAGCTTATACTTTCACCAGTATATTTTTTGTTTTTATTCCAATGTATAAAACCTTTATGATTATAAATATCACTTACTCTATACATTGAGCTAGTATTGTTTATATGTGTTTTAGTCATTTGTTTATTCTCCATTTTGTTTAATCTCTTTATATATCCAATTTATATAATTGCAAGTATTATTTTTAATTAAATTACATTAGAATTATTCTAAACTACCAGGTGTTGCATAATTACAACATGTTGCAAATATGACACAATCAATATTAAACCTTGTTTAATGTTGCATAAATACCACACATAAAAAAAATATACTTTTTGTATTGACTACAATAAATATATATGTATATGATTTGTATATTAACAAATGAAAGAGGAAACAATGACAAAAAACAAAATAGCTTTCAAAGATATTGAAAGCGGAACAATGCAAGATATTACAAGAAATTTTATTGATAAGCATATATTGGCTTGTCAATCTTATCTTGTAAGTGATTTAATGAGTAAAGAAGTTATATCAATAGAAGATTATATTAACTTCTATAAATCAGATGAAACTATAAAATCTGATTATGATGTAGAGACAGAAGAAGAAATACAAGAAATTAGAGACAATGGCGAAGATCATCAAGAAGTTTTTGAGCATTGGCTTTGTTCTGATTGGTTTATTAATCAAATGAAAAACCAAAATGAGCCAATTTTAGAAACTGATATTGGGACTTGGTGGGGTCGTACTTGTACAGGTCAATCAATTTATCTTGATTATAATATTCAAGAATTGGCTTATCAACATAGTTATGATGAAAGACTATTTAAAAAAGAGGTAGCATGATTAAAAATATATTAAACTTTTTAGATTATGTTTTATTCCTAGTAATGATTTATATTTGCTATCTAGGTTTAAAATATGCTCCACAGATTGAGCAATTAATAATTGAATTGAAAGGGGGTGCGATATGAAAATCGATAACTATAATGCAGTTGGAATTGCTGAAGGTTTTATAGAATGTAATGACAAAAAAACTATAATAAAAGCGTGGCAATATTTAATTGATACTGGTTTAGCTTTTAAATTACAAGGAACATTTGGTAGAACCGCAAGAGATTTAATTGAACAAGGAATATGTAAAGGGGGGAATAATGAAAAAGAAAATAGAACTTAAAATAGGAAACCCAGAACACAAGGAATTAGCAATCAAATATCTTTATAAAGATTGGTTAGACTATAAAAGATATATTGAAAGCACTTTTGATGATAATTATAAACTAAAAGAGGGTTTTATTTCTTATTTAAGTAGAGAAGGCGATAATTTAGATTTAATACCTAAAAAAAATAATCACTAAATAAAAGGGGGAATAATGATTATTAAATTATTTGGTAAACAAATAACTATCAATAATAAAAAATGGAAACAGGACCTGCTAGCTTGGAGCTTACTATATAGAACAGAAATAGTAATTGCTGTTGCTAGTTTTATTCTTGGGAGTATTATATTTTAATAACATGAAAAATAATAAATGGGAGTTCGGAATCACTTTGCTACAAGGCATATTATTCTTACTAGCTCCCATTTATTCTTGGAGCTATAATATTTTAATAAAAAATAGAAAGGAGAAAATAAAATGGAATATAAATTTAATGGAGATCAAATAGAATTAATAAAGGATCTTTTAATCAATCAAGAAAATATTTGGTCTAAAAGTAAATCAAGCAGGGAATATTATGATGCAGATTTAAGAAGATTAAATGAGTGTTTAAAAATAATAACAACAAATAGAAAGGGAAAAATAAAATGAAAAAAGAAATAGAGAGTTATACCATTGTATTAACTTGGAAACATGAAGATGGTAGTTTGAATACTGAAACTTTAAATCAAGATAATTTGCCAGATAGTTTTTTGGATTATTTAAAAGAATATGAAAGAGTAGAAAATGAATAAACAACTACAACAACAAAATTTAAGGGAGTTAGCTAGATTAACTTTCTTAAATCTTATGAGTGCCAATGGAGTTATGGCAAAGACAATCATAAGAAACTATAAACTAAAAAAAGAAAGGGAAAACTATGAATGGCAAGGTGATAAAGTTCTTAAAAAGTATCACATTGGAAGATAGAGTAGATATATTAAACAATATATTGTGGCATGATGATACATTTCTTTATATCTTTAGTGATAAAAGAGATTGTGGTTTTGATATTCCTTTAGATAAAAAAGCTGAATATCCATCAATACACGCAGGTTTAAATGGTTTGTCTATTCAAATTAGTATGGATATGGATAAAGCAGAATTATCTTCTCATGGAAAATCTGTTAAAATTTCAGAAAAAAAATGGAATAAAGTAAAACTAAATTCTTTTAAAATTAATTAATCTTTATTATCAGGGGGTAAGTCAGTTATATTATCCCCTGATACATCAATCAAGTTATCCTGATTATCTTCCCAAGAAATTCTAATATTACTATCTGATTTAACATCAATCTTTTGCTTTTCAGTAAAGAGAGAAGATACTCTTGGAGCTAACCATTTAATATAGTTTTGTTTCTCCCTTAAAAATAGCAGCTCTTCATTAGACATTTCAGTAGTATCAGATTGAAAGATCGCTAACATCTTTTCAACAAGTGTCTTAATACCTATCTCTTGAGCTTTTAAAAACTGCTCTTTAAACTTTGGGTTTTGATCTAAGTATTTGTAGAAACTCATCAAGCTGATCTTTAAGGTGTCTTTGACTACGATATGAGGTATTCCTCCAGCGTAAATAGTGTCTAGTAAAATATCTTGTTCGGTATCTGATAGACTTATTGGCAAGTTCTTTTTGGTCTTGGATATATCTTTTGATTTCGTCATCTGTTTTATGTTTAAAGTTCTTTAAGTTTTTTAATATATTAATCTTGGATTGTATATCAATATTATCATTCTTGTATAACCCTTTATACTTTCTAGTCTTGTTATCCCAAGATTTTCCTCCCTTATGATAGGGACATAACATTCTTCTTGAAGTAGGTACAAAATGACCTTTACATTTACACCTTTTCCCAGAGTGCTTTGCGATTGCCTCACACCTTATCTTTATTTTTCCCAAGGTTTTATTCCATTCTTAATATTATATTCTTTCTTTCTTTTATAAGCGAAGTTCTTTTCCTTTACTATCTTCTTCAATTCCCTTTGTATTATTTGAGGATCTACTAAATTTTCCTGACGAGCTAATTCCCTTTTTCTCTCAATGGCTAGTTTACAATAATAGACATTCTTTGTATCTCCTTTAAGGTCAGGCAGGGGTAGAGTGGCTAATTCATTTATTGTGTTATCAAAATTACCTCTATTCTTACCAATTATTTTATCTATATTATTATTGTATATTGTTTCTTCTAATATAGGCGTAAAACGGCTATCTTGTGTAGGTTTAACGGCTATCTTGGAATTAGTGTATAACTTTTCAGCTCTTAAAAATACCTCATTAACAATATAAGTCTTACCAGATTTACCTCTAAAAGATTTAACAACATTTAATTTATTTAAAGTAGACAAGCAACTTTTAATAGTAGTTCTACATAGACCAGTATCTTTGTGTATTGTTTCGTGCCTTAATCTTGCCTCATATCCATTCTTTTTCCAAGCATACTTCATCACAGATAAGAATACATTTAGACAATGAGACTTATGTTCGCCATCTAATTTATTAAGATGATGATAAAGTTTATATGTAATAAATAAAAAACCTCTACTTGTGTCCATGTTTACATACCTTTTTATGATTGGCTTGTAGGTCTAGCAAGATTGACACCCATTGTTGCTCGTTCATGACCTCAAACTCTGTCTGAGAGATTGTTATACGCTTGATCCTAAAGGTTAGGGTAGTTGGGGTCAAATTTTTATAGAACACCAAAAAACAGGGTATATTTAAGCGACTAGCGACTATGTTTGCAAGGGTGGTAGCCTTATATTTCTGTCCTTTGTCATAGCAAGTCTCAAGGATAGCAAGTGGCTCGTAGCAATCAGGACAACATTCAATACTATCAATATCAATCATGGCAATATTGTCATATTTCCTATGCCAATCGTTATAGCTCCCATTAGAGAAAGCATAAGTCCATCTAGCCATATCTATTTTTTTTTAAGTACCAATATTATATTATCTTTTAGTTCTATATCTTTTTCCAAAGCAAATATTATATCAGATTGTTTTTGTATAAATTTTTTTTGTCGTTTCAATTCAGCTTTACATTCCTTTAATTTATCTGATAGCTCTAGCTCTTTCCACATACCCTCATTTGTCATTTTAGATCCAATCTATAGTAGGTTTACCATTGTAATTAACATCATAAATGAACCAACCAAAAGCCATTAGTCCACCTTTTTTATCATTTTTTTTAAAACCTAATCTTCTTGAAAAGATTAAAACTTTTTTTAATTTGTTTTGATTAAATAAAAGAGAAGCTCTTTTTTTACCCTCTAAAAAAGATAACTTGCATAGCAAAGCCATTTTTTTATTAACTGATTTTAAGCCATGCAAAGTAAATTCTGTTGCTAAATTAAATGGAGGGTTGGTAATAATATTATCTACTTTGTCATTGGTAGTTAAAAAATCTTTTACTTCTCCATAACCTCTATCAATTAAATCAGAGCTATAAACATCATAACCAGCTTTTATTAATGGATCTGATATTGCACCATCACCACAAGAACATTCCCAAATTTTACCATCAAATTTTTCGTATTTAATTAAATCTTCTATTGCGTCTATTGGTGTAGCATAAAAATCATTTTCTATACGATCATTGTTAAAATTATGACCAACCATTTGATATGCTGATTTCATTTTAATACCTCTATCTTTTTGACAACTGATCGTGGGTACACAGTTACATTACCAACAGTTAGTTCACCATCATCATCAAAACTATGCGAAGCAAATATAATTAATTTCTTCTGATCCTTATATAATAAATAACCTATGTCATCACACCAAGAATAAGTTTGCTCAAGTGCTTTTTTTAAAGACATCCATTCTGGATTTGAAGTTGGATCTTGCCAATAAATTCTTACTCTCTTGTATGGAAACTTATTTGTTTTCTTCATATTCCCACCAACTTTCGTACAAATCTTGTAAAGTAACTTTGCCTTTAGTAACTTCTAATATCTTCTTAACCATTCTTGGTTTAGGGAATCTTTTTTCTTTAGACTCCAAACAATATCTTTGCGAGTTAGTCGCTGGATTAATTGATTTGATACCTAACATAGTACCAAAAGTATAATGTGATATACCTTGTTTTTTTCGCCACTCTTTTAGTGTCATTTTTCTCCTTATTTGTTATACAATTAAGAGATATATATTACATATAATAATGATTGACAAGCATTTATATTAGCTGTAAAACAAAGAAAACAAACAAATGAAAGAATATTTTAAAAACTTTAATGGGGGTCAAGGTTTAGATCATTGGTCTCCCTCTTCAAGCCAAAACTTTACCAGATTTGTACTTAACTATTCTTTACCACAAGAAATAAGAAGAATGTTTAAGATAAGATATAAAGCTCCATTTGGTAATCTTGTAAACAACACAGCTCAAAGATTAACTTGTAAAATTTTATATCAAGGAGACAAGAAGATTACATTAAAGAACAAAAATTATGACGAAATATTTCAACAAGAATTAGACGCAATAGATAAAAATACTACACCTGTAGATGACAAGGATAAACTAGCAAGGGAAATGATGATTAGCTTTTCTCATCCAACCATTGAGAACATGAAGAAAGCAGTCAAAGAAATATTTGGTAATGAAAAGTTAGTCGCAGAAAGATATGTATCTAGCAAAGATAAAGATATGCTCATAGATATTATTGGTAGAGTAGACTACGAATCAAATATAAAAATAGGTGAGGCAAAAACAAAACCACCTACGATAAAAAAAAAGAGAGGCAAAGATGAATACTACATGGCATCAACTTTACTTCCGACAGATCCTGACCCAATGCACGTTAGCCAATTAGCTTTCTACCACCATTGCACAAACAAAAAACCATTTTTGTTTTATGTAAATGAAAATGAATACACAATCTTTGATGACACACACGATATGTTAAGAGCTGATTATTTAAAAGAACAATACAATCTTTTAGTACAAAGATTAAAATCTTGGGAACAACTAATTATATTTTGTAAAGGAGATATTAAAAAACTATCTGCCTTTGCAGAGCCACCAGAATTAAATCATCCTTTTTATTATAGGGATTTAATAGACGACCAAAAAAAACAAATCAATCAACTATGGGGGTTAGACGCATGAAACTAAACATATATCAAAAACTACACAAAGCAGCTTGTGAAGCAAGTGGGGTAGTCAAAGGCAAGAAAGTACCAGGTATGCAGTTCAACCCATTGCTCCACGATAGTGTTCAAGTTGTGGCAATGGAAGCATTACTTAACAATGGATTATATCCTGTTTGTAATTATAGCAATACCATTCACGAAAATTTTATTGTTGTTACTTGTTCAATGAGAATACATGACATTGAAAATCCTGACAGCTATGTTGATGTCAATGGATGTAGTGCAATGGGAAACTTAGATAAATTTGGTACAGGTAATGGTATGAGCTATGCTAAGAAGTATGCTTACCTAAATGCTTTACATTTAAAGACAGGTTTAGATAATGAAGATGGCTACAAGGCAAAACCTTTTAATAAAATTCCACAACGAAGTGGTACAGATCATGCCAATGTTGATATAGACATTGATATGAATCAAGTAAGAGAAGCTATAAAATCTATTAATGATATTTATGCTTTAAGGAAATTTAGAAAACAAAATCCTAACTTATTTGATCCTAATAATAATGTTCGTGTGTATAGACAGATTACTGATCTATATGAAACACATGAAACACAACTAAATAGACAAGGAGTAACACAATGAGTGATAAGATATATATAAAACTTACACACAATCAAGACAAGCAGCAAGGAGATAATAGACCTATATTTGTTGCACCAATAAATCCAAAATCACCAGAGGGTAAAACCTGGAGAATAGGTGTAAAGATTGGAGATGATTGGTACAATCAAGCAGGATTTGAGGATCTTGACGAACAAGGTAATCCCACAGGGATTATTAATGTTGTCTTGACACCATCAAATACTGGTTCAGCACCTGCCAAGCCGAGAGGACAGCAGTCGTCTTTTGCACCAAACAAGTTTGCAAAAGGTCAAGGATCAGGTTATAACAAACCTAACTACAAATACTAATTTAGATTTTGTAGTTGAGTGGTGTGGCGGAAGTTTTTTTCAGAGTAGCGAATCATGTTGCCTCTTCCCTTTCTTGGCAATGCTCCCTCTTTATTTGTTTTCTTCTGCCATACCTTTAAAAACAATATGAAAATTACAGACTTAGACAAAGAGATTAAGAAGAAGATTGTATCAGATCGTCAAAAAGAATATGGCGATTACCAATACAATTTCACTATACTTGCCGAGCTTTTTACCTTAATATTAGCTCCGAATTTAAAAAAAAAATTAAAGCCATATCAAGTAGGTCAGCTAATGATGACACTCAAATTGTTTAGGACTACTTC